CTGGTCCATTATCTTCGCTCGGATCAACTTCAGGGACAGGGATCTGTCTAGATATTTCCGGACTTGGGGCATATCCCCTAGTGGCAGCGGACATCGCGAAGGTTCCGGCGGAAGAATTTGCTCTAGCTGCTTTTGTGAGGGGATTACGCCTGTCAGATCCTGCCATAGATAACGACGGTGCTCTATTACTAGTTGCAACTGCGAGAGCATCCTGTATTTTTTGATCTTTTTGAACATTGCTTATGGCGGCGAGTCCAGCACTACCTTGATTTGCGGCCGCTTGGGCAGCTTGAGCATTTTGAGGAGCCAATGCCGCTTGCGCTCGACGTGTGCTGTCTGCAATACGTTGGAGTCGCTGTTGTTCTAAATACCTTGCATATTGACCGTTATCCATGCTAGATTCCTAACGCAGATTTAATAGTGGCAATTTTAGGTAGATATATTTGTACACCCGATACCAAATCAAATATTGGATCTTTTATAATCCCGGGATTTCGCATGGCAAATATCCACCATAACTTTTCTGTATCATAAAGATCATAGGCTAAAAGGTCCGGCCTATGATGATACTTGGACTGGACTTCATAAAAGATATCATCTTTTTGAAAAGGAATCTTTTTTGGTGACCATATGTCAAGATACCCATTACTCTGACTGGTATTAGAATAGGGACTAAACTGTGAATACGATACGGACATTATAGATATCCTTTATTTTGGCCACTAATATTATAACTACCCGAAAGCCATTGTTCCACTGAAAAATCTTTAATCTGCTGTCGACTATATACCGGATTACAAACCACTGTGATAGAGGAAACGACCGGAACTGAACTGTTTGTTGAAAAATTTTGACTGTTGCCGTCCTTATGCGCTGTAAAGTAATCGACATTTTCAGGTAATTCATGTTTAAATGACGTTATAACCACTGGAACATTCTCTAACATATAGTTGCCATAACCAAAAAGTCTACATACCGGTGGCGGTGATCCTCTTTGAGCATCCGTCCCTTGTTGCATTTTAGTTAAAATTTTAAGTAAATGAATTGTTGACAATAAGACCTCCGCATCAGCATCGTGTTCGACAGTAAATTTACCAGATATTGTTATAGGACTCACTGCACTATTTTGATAAAAATATTGTGTAAAATTTGAATGTGTTGGATTTTGTGCGGTATAATTTGCTTTGTGTTCAAATTGAATGCTTGGGGTATATGGGAAGATGATTCCTTGAAATAATGCCACTCCAGATTCGGAAGGACCTGCAGCACTACTACTTATATCTGCTATAGTGTAGCTGTTATTAGGATTATATCTAGCACCCATTATATCTTGGAACCAATATCCAACTGGCACGGTAATCTTTACCCGAGTATCAGTCTTCTGGGTGGTACCATCTGCCCTAATAAAGTTGATCTGAGGTTTTGGTGGCGATGGAAGATTTGCGCCTTTGGTCAAGGCTCTGCGTAATAGCTGTGTACCAATTAAGCCACCAAGGCCAACCCATTCTTCGTCTTTCATGATAAATCCTTTACATGTTATTTACCAATATAAATAATGTGCTAGTTTAATTAATACGGTTGACATTGAGTAAATCCATGTTATACTGTAATTCATAAGGATAACAATAATAAGATGAGTACTCCAATTCCCACAACGAGAAAAGTAAAATATTTAAACAACAGAGACCTACTAGCAGAAATACACAGAAGTAAATGCAGCTTTTCCAGTTTCACTCTCCCGGAATATCAACAACACGACATTATTTTACCTAGTTTAACTAGAGTTAACATTAGAACCGTAGCAGAAGCCAAACGGGCAAGAGCAAAACGCACAGGAATACAAATTTTTACACAGGCCAGGCTTAGTGGAGATAAGAAAGTCAAGCTGGCAGAATGCATTCCCGACTATACCACCATCGCTAAAACTGATGTGATCATAAGAATCATGACTTTTGATCATATTCCACTAGCTCCTGGACGCAAGAAAACTACAAAAACCACAGCCGACAGTCATGATAAAGTAAACTTCCCGCCATTCCAACATTGGAAATACAATGATCAAGATGAATTAGTATGCGTAGGTAAGAGTCATTGGCGTGGTCCCGTGGATACTGGTCACTTTGACAAAGATAAGGGACGTATCACTGAAAACTTGGGTAAGATGTTTATCAAACTCAGCGAGAGATATGCACAGCGCAGCAATTGGCGCGGGTATACCTATATCGACGAAATGAAAGGGCAGGCAATTCTACAGCTGAGCCATATTGGATTACAATTTGACGAATCAAAAAGCGAAAATCCCTTTGCCTATTATACCGCTGCTGTGACTAATAGCTTCACAAGAATATTGAACATCGAGAAAAAGAGTCAAAATATACGTGATGATCTATTGGAAGAAGCTGGACTAACCCCAAGCCTAACCAGACAAAATAGTCAAGAATACGCGGAAGAAATTGCACGGCAAGCAGAACTCTACAAAAATATGCGTATGCCCAAGAGCGAAGCTGTATCGGAAGAAGAAGAAATAGAAAACGAAGATCTTTAACTTGACTTATTAAGACGTATCCACTACACTTATAGTAGGAGTATTATTAATGAGTCTGTTTAAGAAAGTTGCATGTTTTACCGATATACATTTTGGACTAAAATCAAATTCATCGACACATTTAAGAGATTGTGAGGAATTCGTAGACTGGTTTATTCAAGAAGCCAAGACCGCGGGGTGTGAAACTGCGATCTTCTTGGGCGACTGGAGTCACAATCGTAATAGTCTAAACTTATTCACACTGGACAGCAGTTTACGCTGCCTAGAAAAACTAGGTGCAGCATTTGAACAGTTCTTTTGGTTCCCAGGTAACCACGATCTATTTTATAAAGACAAGCGTGACATTCATTCGAGTGCCTTTGGTCGGCACATTCCAGGCGTCACTGTTGTAGACAGTATATGGACCCGGGATGATGTCACACTTGTACCTTGGCTAATAGGCGATGAGTGGAAGTCTATGAAAGACATCAAGAGCAAATATGTATTTGGTCACTTCGAATTACCCAAGTTCTTCATGAACGCTATGGTACAAATGCCCGATCACGGTGAACTTAGAGCAGAGGATTTTAACGGCCCAGACTATATATTCAGTGGACACTTCCATAAACGACAAGAAAACAACCGAGTGATCTACATTGGTAATGCATTTCCGCACAATTATAGTGATGCAGGGGATGATGAACGCGGGATGATGACATTAGAATGGGGCGGTGAGCCTAAATTTATTAATTGGTCCAACTGCCCCAAGTACAGATCTATCAAACTTAGCGATTTGATCGACCAAAAAGACACAATCATGAAGGGTAAGATGCATTTCAAAGTGAATCTAGACATAGATATCAGTTTTGAAGAAGCAAACTTCATCAAAGAAACGTTTATGAAAGGTTACAATATACGAGAGATTAGCCTTATACAAGATAAAGTTAATTTAGAAGGCACTGCTGGGGAAATTTTAGATAGCACTTTTGAAAGTGTAGATCAAATTGTCACGGATAGTCTGGTCAATATCGAATCGGAACAATTTGATAGATCAATGCTGTTAGAAATTTATAACGAACTATAATGTTTAAATTAAAAAATATCACTGCAAAAAACTTCATGAGTGTGGGCAATCAAACCCAGGCTGTGCAATTTGATAAAGAACTGCTTACTCTAGTGTTAGGTGCGAATCTAGATCTAGGGGGAGATGATACTGGCAGCAGGAACGGGACTGGAAAAACTACCATTGTCAATGCATTGAGTTATGCATTATATGGGCAAGCATTAACAAACATCAAAAAAGAAAACTTAATCAACAAAATCAACGGTAAGAATATGTTAGTCACCGTTGAATTTGAAAAAGACGGGAATCATTATAGGATTGAACGCGGTCGCAAACCCAATGTACTTAAATTGTACGTCAATGATAATCAAATAAAAGACGACACCGCTGAAGATGACAGCCAAGGGGATAGCAGGGAAACACAAAAAGCCATCGAACAGATGTTAGGCATGAGTCACACCATGTTCAAGCATCTAGTGGCACTGAATACCTATACCGAACCCTTTTTAAGCATGCGGGCCGCAGATCAAAGGGAGATAATCGAACAACTTTTAGGCATTACCCTATTGAGTGAGAAGGCAGAGGCCTTAAAAACATCAGTCAAAGACACTAAAGATTCGATAGTATCCGAAAATGCCACTATCGAAGCCACTAAAAAAGCCAATGAGAACATACAGAAAAGCATTGACAGCTTGATCATACGCAGTAGTGCATGGGATGCCAAGCAGGAATCTGATATTTCTACCATGGTCAATAACATACACATCTTGAGTGAAGTTAACATCGAACAAGAATTAACATTGCACAGTCAGCTCAAACTATGGAATGAACACGATATTAAGATTCGAAATCTCAGTAAGCAGCGGGCAACTTTAGATTCTGCACTAGGACAAGCTGAAAGAAGTGTTAAGAAGTATGAGAAGGAACTGGCAAGCCTGGAAAATAAGACTTGTCATGCTTGCGAACAGGAACTCCACGATCATAAGCATGAAGAAATGTCTGCGCTGGCTCAGGCACAGTTAGACGAAGCGATGAAATACTTTGATAAAATATCTCAAGACTTACAAAAGATCGTAGATGAGATCGGCAACGGGGATACGCCGCACAAACCGTTGACGTTTTATGACACTGAGGCAGAAGCATTAGAACATAAGAACAATTTAGATAGTCTCGAGAAGAGTTTGACCTCGAGGGCAGACGAAATCAATCCCTATGCTGAACAAGTCGATGAACTTAGAAGGACTGCCATACAAGAAGTGACATGGGATCGTATCAACGAGTTGACTAGACTTAGAGATCATCAAGAATTCCTATTAAAACTACTGACCAATAAGGACAGTTTCATTCGTAAAAAGATCATCGATCAAAATCTAAGCTATCTAAACAGACGACTGGGATACTATATCGATAAGTTGGGCCTGCCACACAGGGTAGTATTCCAGAATGACCTAACAGTTGAGATCACTCAGCTGGGACAAGATTTAGATTTTGATAATTTATCACGCGGAGAACGAAACAGATTGATATTATCAATGAGTTTTGCCTTCCGAGATGTATGGGAAGGTCTATATCAAGGCATCAACTTGCTATTCATCGATGAATTAGTCGATGCTGGTATGGATGCCGCAGGTGTAGAAAGCGCCCTAGCTGTATTGAAAAAGATGGCTAGGGAAAGAAACAAGAATATTTACTTGATAAGTCATAAGGATGAACTTATGGGTCGGGTCAATAGTGTATTAAGGGTAGTAAAAGAAAATGGATTCACAAGTTATTCCAGCAATGCAGAGTACGTCGACTGAAAAAACTCAAGTCTATAAAGATTTATACTCAGAATTTTTAGGCGACGTAGTACTACTGCATAACTATCATACAACATATACAATACATACTGGGTTAGAAACATCGCAAAGATTTCGATCCCAGTGTATGAAAATGGGCAAGTTGTTAAGGAAACTGAGAACTGCTAGTGCAGAATCTTTCGAAGAACAACGACAAAATCGAAAAATTATGAAACGTAATCAAGCAGTTTATAACAAAACTAAACTTGCAGCTAGACGATTAAGAGGAAGTCAGCGTTCAGCGAATGCTGCTGCTAGAAGAGAGAAAGCAAATAACAAAGGAAATATAAAATGAATGATACCGCAACACAACTACAAGCACACTTCGACGAATTCTTAAAAGAAGACGCAAAGTTTACAGCAGGCAATGCTGCCGCAGGTACTCGCGCACGTAAGGCATTGGGTGAATTATCTAAAGCAGTCAAAACCCGTCGTAATGAAATCACTGCTGAGAAGAATGCTCGCAAGGAAGCTAAAGTAGCAAAATAATCGATGACTTGGTACCACAAGGGTTCTATAGTTACAGAACTGCCTGAAGATTGTGTGGGATTTGTTTATCTTATCTCATGCAATACTACAGGTAGACTCTATGTTGGTAAAAAATTAGCAAAATTTAGTCGAACGACCTACAAGACTGTGAAGTTGAAGAACGGCACAAAGAAGAAAAAGAAAATTAGAAGCAAAATAGATAGTGACTGGCAGGAATATTACGGGTCCAGTGCGGAACTTACCGCAGATATAGAAACATTAGGCAAAGAAAATTTCACAAGAGAGATATTGCATTACTGTAAAAGTAAAGCAGAAACATCATACGTTGAGGCCCGAGAACAATTCGACCGCAAAGTATTAGAATCACAAGAATATTATAACGGACAGATCTCAGTTCGTGTCCATGGCTCCCATATTATAAACAAAATTTAGGCTCAGTTAATCGGTCACAAGGCTCGCACCTGCTAATTTCGGGTGCCCGTATACCTGGATCTCGGATCACAGGGAGGGAAATCTCTTGCCGATAGGAGTACTCAACCACTATCCTTTACAGGACGAGGATCGCAAATCTGCCGCGGTTTGGTTGTTTTAACAGTTTTAGGCAAAAGGAGGGGTAGTTGCCCCAAGTTTGCTAGCATGTTAGCGTATGTTAGTAAGCCGCCGTCATATAAAGACTGAGCTCGAGGTACCGGATGACCGCCTCTGTAACGCTCTAACGCTAAGTGACATGTGTTCGACTCGGATAATGTTTTTTACTTTGCCCGCTAGGGCAAAGTGTGACTGAACGATCTGGATAATATTAATTTCGTCTTCGACGAAGTAAGTGCTTCAAGCGACAGCGCCGAAGCAAATGAGCTTTAGCTCATTTCATATAAATAAATTCATAACATATAGGATTAATGCAATGCGCATCAATGACATTTTAACAGAAACACGATCTGATGAAGGTATCGTTTCAGATATTGGAACTGGCGTAGGCAAAGCTGTCGGAGCAACTGCTAGAGGTGTTGGTGCCGTAGCTGGCGGAGTTCGAGGTGCATGGGATGCAGCTAAACAAGGATTCCAAGCAGGTAGAAATCTAGTAGGTGGCGGTGGAAGTTCTGCTGCATCAAATCCTGATATACAACGAGCCCATGATCTTAGAGTTCAAGCGGATCAACTAGATGGTGGAACTAGCGCACAACAAAATTATGCTGCGCCGGTAGCGAGTGGTGGATCGTCTAGAGTCGGACGTTCGGGATCAGGTGGTCAGTCTAGACCATATACAGGCGGCGGACAAAATACTACAGCTGGCAATGCTGCCCCCGCATCCAATACCGCTGCTCCTGCAACTAATGCAGCGGCCGCTCCCGCAGG